ACACATCCATCTCGTCGTTGCGTTTTGGTGGATTGTAACGTCTATCAAACGCAAATACCATTCTATCAATTAAATTATTAACAATAATATTTGTGCCAAGTTCTGCTGTACCAAATTTAAAGTCAGGTTCAACATAAGAACTATCATTTGGATTCTGCCAAATGTCATTTGGATTGTAGTTACCTTGGAATAATCTTGCAATTACAATTCCTGTAAATTCTATAGCATTTTTAGTAACGTTTTCTTGTCCGCCAAAGCCTCCGTTGTTATATTTTAAAATATAACTATCAAAGTATTCGCCTTGTACTTCTAATGAGTATTCGTCGCCACCTATTTCTAAGTCTTTTGCTAGAGCATCTACAATTAATCCAACATCTCTTTTACATTTGAGTTGGTTGTATGTGAATACTGCTTCAGGACTTGCATCAACTACTGTTATCGAAGCATCTCTAATTGAAGTTGCTCCGCCATCGATTCCTGTTTTAGCATCTATTAAAGCACTGTTCAAACCGACCAAACTAGGGAATGTTGTACTTGGAATGTTCAACAAGTTATTGTTATTAATTTGATCAAATATAATATCAATATACAATCCTATTGTAGTTGCTTCTGTTGCTGTTGCAGGTGTGCCTGAAATGTCTTGTGCAATAGCATTTCCTGTAGTAGGAATAACAGCAATATTTCTAACAACAGAAGTTATAACAGTTTTAATATGAGTAATCATTTCTAGTGTTGGTTCTCTAGAAACAATTTCTAAACGAAGTTCGTCACCAATAAAGTAATCTTTTACAAAATCTACTGTTGCACTATTACCACCGTACATAATGTCATATGCAAGAGCGTATGACATGTTACGTGCATCACGTAAACGAATGTCTTCGTTAAAGAACTTTCTTGGATAGTTAGTTGTTAGATATGTTAATGCTTCAGCAGCAATAAATTCTATGTTGTCTAGAATTTTATTTTTAGCTGCTTCTTCATTTGGATCTGTAGTGTTTACAGTATTATATACTGGTATTAGTGTTGCATTATCAGTGTCAAGAGTTCCATCTTCGATAATAGTAATAATAGTATCAAATGCAGCGTTTGCTCTTGAGGTTGCATCACTTGAACTAGATACTGCCGGAAGTCCTGCTACTAGTCTTTTAGCTTCTGTTAGTGCTACTACCCATATATCTTTTAACTGTTGATCTCGATAAATGCTTTTTTCTCTTTGAAACTTTAGGCCTAGTCGTCTAGCGTTAAATGTACTATCTAAGACAATGTCATATCCTATACCTGATAGTATAGCTAACATGTCTTCGCCGAACTGGTTTTTATCGTATAACAAATCTTGTGTATTTTGATTGATATATTCGATTACTTCGTTCTGGATAAACTCTCTGTTTTCTGTAATTATATTTGCGGCTGTTGTAAATTCACCTACGTTATTTACAGGTACACCAGTATTAACAACCTTCTCAGGATTAGTTAGATAATGATATCCAAAGTAACCTTGCCACTCACCTGTTTGATTATAAAATCTGGCGCCGCCTGTTGATGTTTCTAATCCATCAAATTCTTTGTCACGATAAGTGTAAGTTCCTGCCCATGGTGATTGTGAAACACGTCTCTTAGGACGTACAATTACTCGTCTAAATTCATCACCTTTTAGTGAAACGTTGGCAGCAACTTTAATTGGATAATCTTCAGTATACTGACCTGACTCAATAAAGATTGTTACTTGTTCTGTGTTAACAAAGTTACCGTATTCAAGATCTTCACCTTCGATAAAGTCAATTGGCTTTAATAGATGTACTTCAACATTGTCATTACCGTTAAAGTTTGCATCGTTTTGATTGTATGTTACAACACGACCTTGCGCACCTGAAATTTTACCAACAAGTACTTTACCTGGCAATACATCTCTATTATCAATATTACCTTGGTCAGTAGCAACAAGTCCACCGTTGTTTACAATAACACGATATGTTTTACCAAATGCTGTAGATGCACCAGCATCAATACCATTTGTAATAATATTAACAACAAGATTAAATTTGTCAACTACTGCTTGACGTGCTACTGCTTCTGCATCATCGCCTGCATCAATAAATTGCTTATTGTCTGTTTGATAAACTAGACCAAAACTACCTTGACCCGAATACTGATCAAAGCCTACACTGTTTACTGGTATTTCTAAATCTTCGTCAGTAAACAATTCAAAGGTTCTAGGACCTGTAACTTTAATATAATAAAACGCATCGTTAATCTGTGTCATTCCTGATACGTTTTCTATATAAACAATATTTTTATCTACAAATCCGTGATTAACAACAGTTGTTACTGTACAAATAGCACTCTGTGAAATACTAGATACAGACCCTTGCTGGAAACGTCTGTTTTGTAAAATTTGTTCTACAATATCTCTTGCAGTTTCGATAGCATCAACAGTTTCAGTTAACTGTCTACCAATTGCAATTCTACCACTTGCACTATTATAATATCTTTCTGCGGCACGTCTTGTTAAACTATTTGCTGTAGCTTCTGTTAAACTGGGTGAACGGTTAATGTCAAATGCAATCGCATCTAAAATAAGTCCTAAATCTCTTTCACAAAGTTTGATGTTATATTCGAATTCTGGATATTCAAAATTTAAATAAGCAGTAATTTCTCTAATGATAAATTCTCTGTTTTCTTCAATTAGATTTCTTGCTTGTCCAAATAAAGGATTGTTAATACCAACTGAAACAACTTCAGCATTAGCAGCACCATTGTCTCTTGTAATAGTTTGGAAGTAAGGACCTGGTTCAGCTTCAGATGCTTTGATCATTTCTTCTGCACGGCGTGCCGCAGCATTGATTGATCTAAATGCATAGCTCCAGGAAGTACCTTCTTTACCACTTGGTACACCACGCATCTTATCGTCGCCTGTTGTGCTAACATATAAGTTTTGTGGACTAGAATAACTAGTGTTGTCTACATAGAATTTAGTTGCTGCTTGTAAATCTTCTGGACTAGTTGTTAATCCTGACAATTCTCCTGGGCTATCATGTAATACAAGAGGACCTGTCATTACATCGCCCTGACGTCTTACAATGCTCTTACGAGGCATTGCCTCGTTTGATAGGAAAAAGCCTTTTAGATTAGAATCAAATCCAGCATCAACGAACGTATGAGTATCGTCTGCTGCAATATTAAATGTAATAAATGCCTGATCTGTATCATCAAGAGCGCCTGCCTCTGTTCTATGAACACTAAGTTGGCTCGGGCTTGCATATCTTAGATAATACGTTGTGCCTGTAACAAGATTTGACGGATCTGTATCTTCTGCGTTAAACACATATGGTGTGCCGTTAATAGTATTATCAAATCCGTGATCTGTAACGGTAATATTACCGTCTGTATAACTTTCAACAACCAGTGTGTATTCTGAAGCATCTGCTGGTTCGTCGTCAACACGTATTGGTAATTCGCCTGCAATATATCGGTTGTCTGCAAACCCCTTTGTAATAACTAAGTCATCGATTGTAATATCATCACCTGGGTGTGTTGCGTTAAATTCGTTAACTGCTGCCTGGTTAATTGCTACTTTTGCAATACCTCTACCATCAGCATCTAATGGAGCACCTAGTGTAGGTGACAAGTCTTGTGATACGGCTCTAAATGCTGTTGAAAGAATAATCTTTCCGGCAATATCATAACTAATAGTAATACTATCTGGATCGCCTGTTCCTTTTGCACTATCACTAGCAAGTTCTTGATATTCAAGTGCAGTACCGCTATCGTTTACAAGAAGTATTTTTCTTGGATCTAAGTTAGTAGGTGTATCACCTAAGTTAGTAAAACTAATTTGGCCGCCTGCGCCAAATACAGCATAAAGTTCTTGAAAGTTTTCATTGACTTTACGGAAGGATTCGCGAATACTATCGCCGGTTCCGTCATTACCCTCAACACCAATATCAATGTCTTGTTTTGCCATTATGTATGCTCCAGATTTTAATTTCGAACTATCTTTTAGCTCTTATTGCAAGTATTTATCGTATGATTTTATAATCTTAATGTAAATATAGTTATGTTTACAAAAGAATATAAGAAGCAAACACGACACGTTCGTAAGAGCAAAACCGGCAAGGAACACCCCTACAAGCGTGAATTAACTATGTGTGTGTTTAGATGCGACAACTGTGATATAGAATTTGAACGCCCAAGAGGAAGTATGGATCCTAAAAGATTATCAAACTCTTATTTTCATGTTTGTAGTAATTGTGATGCGAAAAAATTTGCACAAAAAAAGGGAGTAGAACAGAAACAGAAATGGAATCTGTCTGCTAGTTCTGATCTCCCTATTAGTAAACTTTAAAGTTTTTTCTTGATATAACGATAGGCAGCATATCCAAGCAATAAAACAACAATAGTGCCAATACCATCGACCCACGATGTTTCATTCATTGCATGAATTAGATCTGCTGTAATTTCCATTATTCAGACTTCCAAATAGTCCAAGCACCGTATGCAATAGCACCATAAGCTACTAGTGCTGCGATTGGCTTGAAAATTAGGAATGCGATACCAGCGCCAATTAAAATTGCGCCATCAAGCGTTGTACGCTCTGATAAACGAGCATTAATCCATTTTCTAATCATTTGTATTTCGCTCCTCTAAAAGTAGTTCCAGCAGTTTTACGAGCACCTAAGTCCTTTGGTAATTTAGTTGAAGGCTTTAAAAGTGTGTTAATTTTAGTATAACGACCTTTGTCGGCTCTTGAACCTACAATTTTATCAAGTTTTAAATCAATTTGATAACTTGTAATAGGACCTCTAAATAACTGTCTGTTAGTTCTTAGAACATTATTATTATTGCTCATAAATTGTCTCCTGCTCTATATATTTATGTAAATATGTATTCCTATAGGAGACAAAATATGTTTACATGGTTAAAAAACATTTTAGGAATTGGACCTTCTTTGCCAGCGGCTGTAGAAGCTGTTACACCAGCACCAGAAGAGAAACCGAAACCTAAAAAATCTACAAAATCAAAGTCAGCAAAAACATGTGATTTTGATAAGTTAACAAAAACTCAACTGCTAAAAGAAGCCAAGCATAGAGGTATTAAAGCCAATGCTAGTTTATCAAAAGCAGAAATTCTAAAAAGAGTTAAAAACGGCTAATTGTAGCACGTAACTGCTCTATTGCAGTTTCTTGGCGAGCGAGCTTGCGTTCTAGGACGTTTATAGCCGCTCGCTGTTTTCTTGATTGATCTTCTAAACTTTGAACATATTCAACAGTAGGTATTTCCTGCTTTGATCCATCTTCACTAACCATAGTAAAACGATCAACACCTTGTGCTTTTAGTCCGCCTGTTACACGGTTTGGATTTTTATCAGTAGACGGAAGTGTGTTCTTGGATTGACGACCGTACATTTTGTTCAAATAGCTCATTGTTCTTCTCCATACTGTATTTATGTAGTGCAATACTAGCCAAATTTTTACACTTAGACTCTACCATAATATCAGCATAATCTAAGAATTCTAATGCCCAATCGTTAACAGCATTGTTCCACATATAATCACTGTGCGCTCGCAGTTTTGCTTTCTTGTAACCTGCTTCTAATAGTGTATCCATGTTAGGACGTATGTTAGTAGGATGATTTCCTATTAGATCTTCACGCGATACTGAATAATGAATCACAGGACGTACACCACGCCAGCTGTCAATCACGCGAGCAAATCTATCGTCGGTAGGGTAAATGTATTCTCCTTCACGGCACCAGTGATGGTGTATGTCAAGTACGAGTGCGACATCGTCAACAAGTTCGAGGCTGTGTTCGAGTCCCCACTTGTTTTCATCGTTCTCGATTGTGATGGTGTTTCGTGCTTCGGGCGAGAGTCTCTTGAGGGCGTCTTTGATGCCTTGTGGACCTCTTCGACCCGATATGTGTACATTGCATTTAAAGTCTTGGAAGGTCTTACCGTATCCCATCCAGCGCAAGACATTGGTGTGATATTCAAATTCTTCTATGCTCCTATCTACAATGTCATCATTATCACTTGCCAGCACAGTAAACTGACCAGGATGCATAGAGAGCCTAACATCAAGCGACCTGGCGAGGGCGCCGACCCTTGCGAAATGCTCTTCACAATATCGGACCACATCAGGACGTTTCCAAAAATAGCACCAAGTAGGCTCAGTGAATACAGGAAGTACATCGCTCCCCAATCGTACCATTCGTAAAGCATCGGGTAATTCTCCTACGTATTTTATAAGGTTGTAATACGACTGAATGTTATGAACCATGATGTCCCATAGTCGTTGTTCTGCAACATCACGGGTTTGCCTATTCAACCACTGTACTGTTGTACTGCGAGTATTTAGTGGTCGTTGGATTTCTTCTAATAATTTTTTCTTTTGTGTCTGATCAGGATGCATATACTTGCAAGCAAAACCAATACGCTTTTGTGTTTGTGACATAAAGTCTCCACATGTTGTAAATTTCAAATCCATAATGTATTATACTACCTTTATTTCCAATTGTCAACCACCCACTTATCTGTGCAATGCTCTGGATTAGGATCTCCGTGGAAAACACAAACACAACATTCTATTCTAGGTTTAGCATCATGCTCTTCGAATTTAAATGTTCTACTTCCTCTTCGACCACCTGGTTCGAACTCTCTACTTTTTCGAACTTCCCATTTCCAGCTCTGTATCCAGCTATCAGGATATAACATTGCTTGTCGTAGTCGTGTAGCTTCATACAAGTAATCTTGATCTCCGTAATACTTTCTAACAATAACCTTGTGTTCTTTTTTAAATTTTTCCCAAACAAAGTCTAATTGTCCTGTTTGGAATCTAACAATGCTAGAATTATACTTTGGCCAGTTAGCTCGCATTGCACGAGTAAAATCTCGTATAGTACACCAATGGTTAGGTTGGTATGTTAACAGTTTATCTATATTTCTTGCAATAACTACATCAAGATCCATATATAAGATTGTTCCTTTTATAGGAAGATCTTTTGAAAACATATAAGGCTTGCACCACCATCCTGATAAGAAAGACGGTAACGGAATAATTTCTATATCTTCATGTAGTCCTGCAGGATCTTCTGTTAGACAAGCAAATGTAAATGGAAGTGTGCAGTTACGTTTAACCATATTATACAAACGGTTTACATATTCTGCACTGTACTTTTGTCCATGCTTTAAACAAAGTATGTAATACTTGTTAGCATCAACTGTGCCTAGTTCTTGCTGAGGTAACGCATCCAACTCTTTTTGCATGCGCCGTTCTTCCATTAATTGTTTTACTTCCTCTTTAGAAAGTCCGGTCTTGTCTAACTTTGCCAAGTTATGCCTCGTATATTGCTGAGTTTGCTCCGTGTTCTGCACACTCTACTTTAACACAATAACAACGATTGTCTGTTGCTTCACGTATAAGTTTGTCTGCAAAGTTAAATGCGTGTTGTGCAAACTTTTCTGCACCAACACCATCAAAGATGCGTAGTTCTGCTAGACCTAGTGCTTCTAGTTTTTGTAATTCTTCTAAAAACGGATCTGCTCGATCTACTGCTACCTTGTGATCAAAACTATCTTCAAGCCAAGCCTTCAAAGGTTTTAGTCCTCCAAAGTCTACTGCCCAGTTTTTATTATCTAGTTCATCACATCCAAATGTAAATGTAAATGCTAGACTGTAACCGTGTAGTAAATGACAGTGTGAATGATCTGCGTTAGGTTGACGGAACACTGCTGATAAGCCAATGTTGTGTCCGTAATGTTTTGTACTATAATGTTTTCCCATCTCTTGCCTCCTTATTGCGTCGAGTAAGTTTGATGCGCAGAATATTTAAAGTGGGATGAGCATTTGAGACCACTGTATAACATACTATGTATTATAGTATATGTTACTTATGTTGTCAACCTTTACGTTGGGATAATTCCAGGCTTTTGGCAATTCCCAATCTTTATCTTGATATATTATGAATTTAACTTTTGGAAAACAACAAAACACCATTCCTATTTGATGTATCCAGTAGCGTGGATCTATTGGTCTTTTTGTTTCGTTGTCATAGTTTGGTGTGCTTTTGTATACGTTATTAATATTATTTGTTTTGCTATATAAATCAAATCCTATTAGTTTAACTTCTTTTAGTTTAGTGTACATTGCACCAATAAGAACAGCGTATGGTCCGCTACCCCATTGAAAAGGTTCGTCCCATCTGTCACTGCCTACATATGGTAATTCTGGAACTTTTCTTATTCTAAGGGTTTTAAATTGTTGGAACCAATCAGGACGAGTATATATTAATGTACCTTTTGTATTAACTCCTGCATTGATACATTCTTTTACCATACGTTTATCTACACACACTAGATAATCTGTATAGTAATCTCTATATAATGCATTGCATCCTACTTTTGGATCAGGAAGATTTTTGATGTCAATGTCTTTGCGACTCTCACCGTTGCCTATCACTATCATCTTGTATCATCTCTCGTATCATCTTTTTAGAATGTTTTAGCTCTTCTAAAATGTGTTCAAAACTTTCTTCGTTTTTCTTAGCACATTTTATCATATATACTATTTTATCCAAAGCCCACCACCACCAGAACACACTAACGGCTATAAAAATTATTACAATGACACTTGAAGTAATACCTATTAATTCTTGGTAAAAGAATTCTTCTGTCAACAGAATTGCTAAGGCAATAAACGGCGTTGTCCACGCCGCGTAAGCCCATAAACGGGATTGATTGATAATCTTTTTAAACCTTTTCATCACAATTATTTATGATGAGATATTAGAGAATTTAGTATATGTATTATGAGATAGGACCAAAAGTTTTCCATGTGCCAGGAGTACCTGCTCTAACACATATCCAACCAACGTGTCCACCCGACTTAGGCTTGGAATTCCAAATTACATCACCAACTTTATAAGTTCCATCTTCGGGTACTTCGCTGCCAACTTCAAACTTTTTATCTTGAAAACGCACAGGACCAGCAACAGTTAAATCAGCATCATTTGCATAGTTTTTAACACCTATACCTACGGTATTTTTAAAGACAGTTTTATTATGTACAGTGATGTTGCCATTTGCTTCTACACTAATACGTGCAGTATCATCAGTAATAATGTCTATAGCGCCAGTTGTATATGTACCAATTTTAAACTTACGTTCTTCTGTATGATCAATTACAAACTCATGATCCCAACTTACAACAGATACTGTGCCGTTAGGAGCATCGGTGCCAATGCCTATACGTTGTGTATTTGCATCATAGTTAATAAAGTTATCAATAGTAACATGACCGTCAACAGTTAGGCTTTCTAATGTTCCTAGACTTTTTAGGTTACTTTTTGTAACTGTAGTACCTAATGCTTCTTGACTTAGAACATTTTGTCCATTGATCATATAGATCTTATTGCCACGTAGCTCTATGCTTTCTGTAGCAAAAAATCTATCCGGACGCTCTTGCAAAATAAATTGTTTAGTGTACTCACCGCCTGGCCATATAAGGCCTTTTCCGTATGCTGTTTTATTAGATTTGCCAATAAACTGTAGAGGATCAGTTCGTTCGTTTCTAATGTCTGCTGTAACTTCTTCTACGTGCATACGCTGTGCATGTACAGTACCTTGAACAGTTAGGTCACCGTTGACTGCTAAGTCGTTTGCAATAGTTTTAATTTGTGCTACATCAACGTGTATTCCGTCATCATTTACTGTAAGAACATAGTCTGTTGCTTTATCTTTAATTCCCTTGCTTGAGAATTCAGTAATTCTACCACCATGTATCTTATTGCCTGACAGTTGCCTATCATTAATTTTAGGCTCTGGTGCAGGTTGATTTTGTAAATCTTCTATCGCTGTTGCCAGCGTTTCTAAACTATTGCGTATATCAGTCATCTGAGGTTCCTGTTCATTATACAGTATTTATCAGCTAACCTTGAGAAGTACCGTATCAGGATTACACCTTCCGTTTAATTTAATGTCTGTAGTATTAATTTCATCTAAAAACTTACGTAATGCAACTTTCCCTGCAGATTTAAACTCTTTGAGCTGATCTGCAGGCTTACGCAGAGTCTTTTGTATACTTAGATTTTCATCAAAACCGATAATAGTTGTGCCTTTTACACTCAAACCACTACCTTCTCGCATAGTACCTCTAGGGTCAATATTACTTGCTACATACTTGCCTAATTTACGTGTTTTTGTGTTAAACACCCAAAGTTCGCTTGCACCAACGATTGTAGTAGGATCTATTGATGCAATAGAATATTTGTCATCTGCTTTGTTAAACTTGAGCTTTTCAACAATTTTACTTGCTGAACGTGCTTTAGGCTTACGTGGTTTACGTGTTGCCTTTGCTTGATCAATAATAAACTCGAGCTCTGCATTTACAGTTTCAATTGCTTTGCGATACTTTGCAATGTCTGCTTTCTTTAAATGACTGTATCCTTCTTTGAGTTGTGCCCACATATCAGCCTCATGTTCGCTCATTTTTTTGAGTTGTCCTGCTGTAGGCATACGCTCTAGTTCATCAAAATCAACTAGTTCCATTGCCCAGAACTGTTTCATTTTACGAGCATGTGCTTGACTAGGTTGAATCTTTTTAAAGTATGCTTTAAAGTCAAAACCTTTAGGATCAAATGATTGTTTATCATTTACCCAGCCTTCTAGCCACTCGTCAATTGGTTCGGACATATCGAATGCTTGATCTCTAATACGCTCTTGAATAGTAGGAACATACACATTTGCTTTTTCTTTTTCTTCTGCTTTCTTTTCAATTACTACTTTAGAACCTGCTTCGATGTATAGTTCAATCTTTGAAGTTAGGAATTCGCTTGGGCCTTTCTTTGCGCCCATTGTACCAGCAAGACTTTGCCAATAATCATCTTCTACTTTTACATAGTCCGGAGCACCATCTAAGAAACATTGTGCAACGATTGCACTTGTAATACTTACAGAATGATTAGGAGCAAGTTTAGCATTTTTTATTTGTTCTTTAGAATATTTGCCACTCTTTTCCATCCATTTATAAATTGCAGGATATAAATCTGCAGGTTTAAAATGTTCGTAATAAAATGATCTACAATATTCTCTATGACGATGGACTTGCTCTCCAGTCCAAGTTTCCCAACCGTCCCAACTAGGTGCTGCAAGTTTTGC